TCTGGTTCTGGCCAGGGTGGGAAAACCCAAGACCAGGGCGGAGAATTGGAGATTGGCTCAGGCTTCTTGGAAGAAACGACTGTTGGAACAACCCGCTCAATTGCCTAAAATGGGTGAGATTACTAAATCTCAACTCATGGAATGGCTGAGTGGTAAGACTTATAGTGCTGGTTACAAAAAGATGTTGTCTGAACTATGGGACAAATTAGATTTGGGTATGGCTTCGTGTCGCACTAAGTTCTTTGTTAAAGTTGAGATGATGTTGGGTAAGAAGGCTACCAAACACATAGCTCGTGGTATATCAGGTAAAACTGATGAATACTTGCTGGAAACCGTGCCTGAGTTCGTCATGTGGTTGGATGAAGTGTATCGTCTTGGATGTTTCCACGATGGTCGTTACATCTACACATCGGGATGGACAGGAGTCAGGATCGGTGCGTTTGTTAGTCGGATGGAGAGAGAAGGATGGAAACCTTGCAAAGGCGATTTTGAAAAATACGATGCCCACCAAGAGACAGAACAGATGACCGTTGAGATAGAGGACTATGAAGAGTACTTTCCCAAACGAGTCGCTGATTCTTTTGCCAAACAACTAATAACGAGTGGCCACACTTTTGGTGGTATCACATTCAAGGTAGTTGGTAAAAGGTGCTCAGGTGTAGGAAATACCTCTTTTGGTAATACTACTGGCACTTTCAAAGTTCATACTCGCTGTTGTGATGTTATTAAGATCGAGATTTGGATAATAGTGGCGCTAGGAGACGACAGCATGTTGTTCCACCAAGAGTTGTATTTCGATGTCGGGGCTTACTGTAAAGTGGCTAAAGACATGGGACACATATTGGATTTGGAGGAATGCACCTATGACACTCTGGAATATTGTTCAGCAGTGTTTGTGCCTGTCAATTCGTATACAAGACTCATGTGTACGAAGCCCGCTAGGATGTTAGCCAAGACCTTTGTTCCCACCAAACAGTTTCAGGGGGACAAAGAGCTTGCTCTTCGTAAGCACGTGAAGGGAGTGGCCGAGTGTCTGTACAAGCAGTATTACTGGGTCCCCATCGTACGTGTAATCCTTAAACAACTACTTGCTATGGAAGTTGAAGGTACACCTTACAAAGATTCCAATCCATACAAATTTAATGTTGGAGACATCTCAGAAATCGATCTAGACGAAGAGTCCATCGCCGGATATTTTTCCGCTCGTTATGGATTCGACGTCTTGTCCTTCGAAACGACCTTGGCTGAAGTCGACTTCACAATCATGGGGAGGGCCTATGATTGCTCCGAATTTACGGCTATGTGTCTAGCGGATGGAGTGTATTCTTCTGAAGAAGAAATGACTCGATGCGTTTAATACAGTCGTGAGGACGCGAAACCTCGTTAAAAACACGGTGTGAAAGTACACACAGTAACACTCCCCAGGTCGATACCAGCGAACAATATCTGTGAAAGTTCGTTATCAGGCCAACCTCCTGGGTTGAAAGGATGGGTTTTCTAGCTCTGTGCGCCTAATAGACACAAATCAGAGACCTCGTTGGAATGCACAGCCATGCATCCAACGAACAAATCGGCTCCAAAAAGAAACTCCTCCCGTAAGGTTAATGGTAAACCTTCCCAAAAACCTAAGTCGCGACAGATCGCGCAGGTATCAAAATCCTTAGAACGAATGTCCATTCCTGACATGGTCGGTAACATCGGTGGTCGGGCTAGCAAATATGCAGCCAAGGCCATCATGGAAGCCGGCCGTTCCGTGTTCGGGCGTGGCGACTACACCATCCGTGAGAACACCCTAATCAATGACCAATCTCCTCCCGTTTTTCGTAATGGTAAACGGTGTACGATCATTAGACGAAGGGAGTACATTGCGGACGTAGTTTCGAGTGTTGGATTTGTCAATTCCTCCTACCCCCTCAACCCTGGTTTGTCTTCATCATTTCCGTGGCTTGCTGGTGTTGCCCAATATCATGGGCAATACCGCATCCATGGGATGTTGGTAGAGTTCGTGTCCACTTGTGGTAGTGCTATCGCCAGTACCAACAATGCGCTTGGTACTGTTGTGATGGCTACTAACTACAATGCGACCGATCCCCTTTTCTCGAGCAAACAACAGATGGAAGACTATGATTTTTCGGATTCATGTCGTCCTACTGAGAACTTCATTCATCCCATTGAGTGTGCACTCTCCGACGTTCCCGTCGATCTGTTGTACATTCGCAGCGGCGCGCTTGCTTCCGGC